TTCTGTCAGTTGGTTGTCAGCCATTTACATGCTCCTAGAGGAATGCCTTGACGGCAAGCGGGTCACCAGTGACCTTACCCACCAAATCAAGATCGTTGAAGATTACGACGATGGCCTCTTCTCCATCTTCGGTCTTTACCGACCAACGGTCACCGCCGTAGCGGGGCACGCGGACGAAGTCGCCGACTTCGCACCACGACCCTTCGGGCCAATGTTCCATTGTGTTGCGGTTCTTGAACGCGAGGCTGCCGATGTCGATGACTTTGGCTACCTGCGTGTTGTAGTGCTCCGTCTCGCGGACGTCGCCGGTTAGGATGATGCCACCCTTCGTCTTCGTCTTTGGCGTGCGTATCTGGCACAGGACGCGCGAGCCGAACGGCTTCACGCCTGCGTCACAGGGTGGGAATGCTTCATCGAGACCGTCGTAACTAAACTCGACGCTGTTTCCATTTATCTGCATGTGTGCTCCTAAAATTCACGTTTGTTGTCCTCCGCGACCGTGTCGATCAGGATTTCCTTGGCCCGCTGCAATCCAGCATACAGGCCAACGGCGCGTCCATAATCAAACTCGGTCTTGCCAGACGGCCTCTCCATCGCCTCAACAGCCATCGCTGCCTGTTCTGTCTCGAGACGTTGGAGGAGGGTCTCTATTCTCATGCCGGTGTCTTGGGTGACTTAACTGGATGAGGCATGATGCCTTGCGCCATTTTCTTGTGCATGGGCATCGTCTTGTCGCTCGCCTTCGGGGTTGTGCCCTTCGGTGTCGCGCTCTTTGCATTGTTCGCCATAATAAGTTCCTTATGGTTGTGGGTTTATCCCAGTGCCCGTGGACACTGCGATGCGTTCGCCAGACATGATCTCGGCCTGCGCAAGCTGCATGGCCGTTTGGTTGTCTTGCTGGTTCATGGTCATGCGGGCGTTGAGTTCAGCCGATGTGCGGGCGTCCTCGCGGTCCTGCTTCAACTGCTCAAGCTGCTGCTCGATCTGTAGCTTCTGCGCCTCAAGCTGCATCTCGGCTTGGGTCTTCACCGCGTCAGCCTGCATCTTCTGGCCCTCGATCTGCATGGCCGTCTGATCTTTCTGCATTTGCATCTGCATCTTCTGACCGTCGAGCTGCATCTGCGCCTGATCGCGCTGCTGCTGTGCCTGTAGCTTCTGACCTTCAAGCGCGACGCGTGGGTCTTGCGGCGGCTGCGGTGCAAGCTGCTGCATCATCTGCATGGCCTGCGCAATGACAGGCGGCAGCGATGCGAACACCTCAGTCGCGTCGGTGACCACAGTCTGAGACGCCTCGGCCAGCATGCGGTCGAACGCACGGCGTGCCTCGTCGTCCTTGAGGTTCTTCATGTCCTCGCTGATGTCGATGCCCGATGTGTCTTCGGCCAACTCAAGCACGGTTGACGCATACCATAACGCAAGGTGCTCTTTGATGTGGCCCAGTATCACTGGCAGGTATGACGGCGCGATGAGCTGGCTCGCGCCGAGCGCGGGGTTCGTCATGTACGCAAGGTGCGTCTTGAGGTGGGCGATGTGGTCCTGCTCTGGGAAGGCGACGATCGGTCGGCCCATCGTGGCCGCGACGTTCTCGTTCACCGCGTTCTGCTGCTTCGGCTCCATCGGCGGGACGAGCAGCTCTTTCGGGTTCGGGACGCGCATCGTCTCAAGCAGACGCTCCTCGACCTTGCGCTGGTTGTACAGTTGCGGCAGCGCGGCGGCGCGCTGTGACACGGCCTGCACCTGCGCAAAGCGTTGGCTCTCGCTGAAGATCGCGGGGTCGGACACAGGCACGACGTCCATCGGGCCTTCGAAGTCTGCGCGGGTGGCCAGCACTTCGCCGACCTCGTGCTTCACGTCCGCGTCGTCCAGATACATCGCGTTGAGGCGGTGCAGGATGCGCAGCGTGCGCGCCATTGCGCTGTGCAGACGCGCGTGGATTGAGGAGAACACGGTCATGCCCTCTTGGATCAGGGCGAGCGTCGTGCCAACTGGTGCGTTCGGGTTCTGGTCGGCGAGGTTGTCCATCGACGTGCGGACCACGCCCTTGCCTGCGTCGACCACAAAGCCGAGCAGTTGGAACAGGGTCGGCGATGGCGGGTTGAACGGGATTGGCATGGCCAGCTTGCGGACGTCGTCCACGTTGAGGCCGCCCTCGATTTCCTCGACCTGCGTCGGCTGGATGTTCAGCGACTGGCCGCCGCGTGTGCCGCCCTTCAGCTTGAGCATCGTCGGCACGTTCTGGATGTGCGCGCTGTCCATCAGTGCGCGCAGTGCGCCAGTCGCGGCAGCACTCAGGCCGCCAATCATGTGCGGCAGGCCGATTGGGTACGCGCCGCGCCACGGGATGAACGGGAACTCGACGAACCAGTCGAGCGGCTCGCGGCTCTCGTCCTCTTCGTCCCAGTTGCGGTAGATTGCAAGCACCTTGCTCGATGGCTTGTCAATGGTGATGATGTACGGCGCGTTGCCGTTGCCCTCGACGTCGGCGATGACGTGGCACTCGAACACGGTGCGCAGACCGTCCTCGTTGTAGCTGGTGTCTGACCGGCCCTCGATCTTGTCGTTGGCCACGTCGGCCGCCGAGCGCTCAGGCTCAAGACCGGCTGGTGTCAGGTCAACGTCGCGATACATGCCGCTCTCGACGCGCATCTCATAGTCGAGCTGCGTCAGATACTGCACGTGCGTCTTGCGCTGCGCGGTGTAGAAGTTGGTCGCCGCGAACGGCAGATACATGTCGTCGATTGCGACGAACAGGAAGCCGGGACGGTTGCGCGCCTCGTCCCACGACATCTTGAGGTACTGCGCGCCGCCCAGTGGCACCTGCGTCAGTAGCTGCTCAAGCTCGGAGCGGAAGTCTTGGCTCTGCACGGTGAGCTGCCAGTTCATCAGCGAAGTCTTGCGCTTCGCCTTCTGGATTTTCTTCATCGTGACTTCGCCCTCGATCAAGTCCTTGGCTGGACCCTGCGGTGGCAGAAGCTCTTTGATGGCGCGTGATGCGAAGTCGATGCACGCCTCGGTCATCATCGGGTGGACGACCTTCGACGCGCCGTTGAACTGCGCGCCGCCGGGGGCGTCATCGCCCAGACCAGTGCGGCGGATGCCTTCTTCGTACTGCTCGTCGCGCTTTTTGCGCGCCTCTTTGTCGCGGCTGATTAGTTCGAGGAACTTCGACGCCAGTGACTTTAGGTCCGGTTCGGACATAGTTTCTGCGAGGTTGTCGTAGAAGCTGCTCTCGCCTGCGGCGGGTCCGCCCTCGTCGAGCGTGACGATAGCGCCACCGTCCTCGGTGTCCTCAACGTCGGTCACGTCGTCGTTCTCAAACTCAACGACTTCGCCCTCGATGATGTCTTCTTCCTCGATCATTGCCTAATCCTTATTGCCCGTACGGGTTCTGTATCACCTTCGGCGGTGGTTTGTCCATCTCTTGCCGCTTATCGACCAGCGAGCCGAGCAGCCCCTTGTCCATCATCAGGCGCATGGCCTGCGTCGTGCTGTCCACGAAGTCGTCGTGCTTGATGCTCCCCTTGCCGGTGAAGCTGCATAGCTGCGCCACCAGCGGGTCAGCCCAGACGCGCGGCTTGCCGGGGAACTTGTCGCTCTCAGGCAGGAACACCCTGCGCCGCGCGAACACGGGACTGACCACATGCAGGCGCGCCAGCTTGTCTGCCCGACCGGGGTTGTAGGCGTGTGCCAGTATACCCTCCCGCTCAAGCATCTGTCTCAAGCTGATGCCGCTCCCCTTGTCCTCGATCAACAGGATGTCTGGCTTGCGCCCTGACGTCAGCGGCTTCGCGCTACCGTACATGGGCTTAATCATCGCGACGTCCTGATCGTCGCCGTATGACGTGTTCATCTCTTTCTTCACGCGCTTGATGAGGTCGGGCATGCCGAGCTGCTCCTGCCAACAATCGAGCAGCAAGGCGTAGCCTTTCGTCTCGTGCTGGAACACACCCCAGACGCTGCACGCCGTGTAGTCCGCCTCGCCGCTCTTCTTGTCGCGGGTGGCCTCGGTGTACGCGGTGTCGAGCGACATGATGATCCAGTCGAAGGCGGGCAGCGGCTTCTTCGATGGCCAGAGCTTGAGCCAGCTCCGCTTGATAACGCCGCTCTCTTCGGGATCGATAAGCTCGCCGTACAGTTCCTGCCGACCGATGGTCGTGCCCTCGTACTGCTCAAGCTGCTCGAAGAAGCGGTCGGGCAGGTTATCCTTGTTGTCGAACGTCGAGCCTGAGACCACGACGCGGCCAGCCTTCGGCACGATGAGCTTGCGCACCAGCTCGACGGGGCGCGGTGTCGTTGTCCACACCACCTTCGGCGCGCGGCCCAGACGCAGGCCCATCATGGCCATGTCCCATGTCTCTTCGGCGTTCTGCCACGCGGCAAGCTCGTCGCACCAGATGAACTCGTGCTGCGGACCGCGCAGACGCGCAGGCTTCTCAGACGTGAAGCCGCGTATCGTTGTGCCGCTCTTCATTTCGAGTACGAGGTCGGAGCTGTTGTATCGCTTGATGAGTGCTTCGGGTATGACGTTGAGCAGGCCGCTCTCGCCTTCGAAGCACGTGTGCTTGACGTCGGCATAGGTCGGCGCGATGACGGCGCAGTATGTGTTGCGCGTGGCAAAGGCTTTTGCGCCGAGCCACTCGGCACCGATGCGCGTCTTGCCGAAGCCGCGACCTGCCATGAAGCCGTACTCGCTGAAGTCGGCCTGCGGTATCTGGTTTGGCCGCGCCGTATCCGACCAGCGTGCCTGCCAATCGACATACACCTTCTTCTCCGGCGGGAGCTTCCGAACGAAGGACAAGTCGATGGTGAGATCGTCAAGCATTGCGATAGAGCGTCAACGTCTGGCGCAGCTCGGCATTGGCTGCGCGGATTTTATCGTAACGCTCGTTGGCCAGATGCAGCGCGTGGTTGAGCGCATACTGCTCAGTCGCGTGATGCTGGGCTGCGGCCTCAAGCTCGCGGATGCGTCGCCACGGGTTGACGATCAGGGCGAGCTTCATTCGGCGTCGCGCTTCGTTGACAGAAGGCGCTCGCCGAGACGCAGCATCAGTTCGTCGGTGTCAATCTCAGGGACGCCCTTGCCGTCCTTGTTCGAGGTTTCGTTGTCCTTATTGCCGTACTTCGACGGCTGCCAGTGGCCGAGCAGCTTCAGGCGGAACTCGGCGCGGTTGCGCGCCCAGCTTATTGAGCCGTTGTCGATCTTGCCCTCATGACGTTCGGGTGTCGCGTCCACGATCTCCATGACGTGGTCGGCGATGGCGTCTGCGCCAGCGGCTCTAGCCTCCGCGTGCGCGGACGCTAACTCTTCGTCTTCCCTGAGCCACCGCTGCCACGACATCGCGCTGAATTTCAAGTCGCGACTGATCGACGTCAACGTCTCGCCGAGCGACAGGCGCTCAAGCACCTCCGCCACCAACTTCTCAGTCTTCTTCGCCGGGTACGGCATCGTCTGCATGCTCCGTTCGTTTACACAGTGCTACCAGTCACGATGGCGCAAATAACACCTGCCACTAGTAAGCGCAAGGGGTCACAGCAATTCATATGCTTCGATCAACCGCTCAACAGCCTTAAGCAGCTCAGGGCGGCGCTGCATGATAGCGAACGCATCCTGCTGTTGGGCAAAACGCTTACCGTTCCAACCGAGCCAGTAGTTCGCCTTGTGAGGGACGCGACCGTCAGCCACGACCTTCACCGTTATCCACTCGCTGTCGGGATCGTCTTTTACGAACACAAACCAACGAACGTCATCCTCTATCTCGGCGAGCTGCTCCCAGCCATCCGTCCGAGGTCTCTTTCCTTTGTACATTCTTGCAGTCATTTCTATTCCCCTAGTGCTTTAGGATTATCAGCAATCAGGACGCGATGCAATGACCCATGACTTTCGATTGCACCACGGGACTGATGGACGAGGCGAGTATCAACTTTTTGACCCACCACTTTTCTGACCCACCCATCTGACCCGTGGGTCCCGCACCATGAGTACAGGGAACCTGTATACTCTCATGGGTCGGTACTTTGACCCGTGTCCCATCAGACACCATGGGACGTCATGGGACACAGTGTAAACGCTTTGGTTGCAGGGCCATCTCAGACGGTGTAAACCACATGATTGCAAACAAATGTAACATGTGTAATTTTTTACAAGTAGGGGTTGACGGTGCCCTCAAATGCTTTATATGCAATCAGACCAACACAGAATAAGGGTACACAAAATGACTACCGAAGCTCGCATCTACCTCGGAAC